GTGTCGATGGACGGCGAAGAGGCCGCGCCTGAAGCTGAAGCGGGCGCACAGCCCCGCCGTCGTCGTCGCGCAGCAGCGTAATGGTGACGCCCAGCCGGCGGTGGCGTCTAACACCGGCAGCAGGCGCGGTGCCACTGTCTGTCTCCTTCGCACCGTGAGTCTGCTGACAGCCCGGAAAGACGGGCATCCAATACACTAGGGTGAGGTATGCGATTTTTCACCGGGTTGCATCAGCCATCTGATGCCAAGCACTTCGATTCCGCGTTCATAAGCGTGAACCGTTTGCGTAAGCGCAAGGGTCCGTTTGAGGTTGGCGACTGGATAATGGACAGCGGCGCGTTTACCGAGATCAGCACGCACGGACATTACCGGCATGACGTTAGCGAGTACGCTAGCGAAATCAGTCGTTGGTCGCGCAACGGTAGCCTGTTGGCGGCGGTTGCTCAAGATTGGATGTGCGAACCGTTTATTGTCGAGAAGACCGGACTGTCGGTGCCGCAGCATCAGCAGCTCACCGTTGATCGATACGACGCGCTTAAGGATCATGACACCAACGGCGTCTACGTCATGCCCGTGCTGCAAGGCTATGCTTGTGAAGACTACCTGCGGCACGTTGACTTGTACGGTGATCGTTTGCAAACCGGGGCATGGGTAGGGGTTGGGTCCGTTTGTAAGCGCAACGGCAAACCGCAAGAAGTAGAAAAAGTGCTGACGACCATCAAATCGGCGCGGCCAGATCTGCGACTCCACGGCTTTGGCCTAAAGACGACGGCGCTGTCGCACATGCCCGTGCGGCAGGCATTGCATACCGCCGACTCGATGGCGTGGTCGTTTCACGCTCGAATCAACGGTCGTAACGGTAATGACTGGCGTGAAGCAAAAGCGTGGACCGCAAAAATTGAGGCGAGAATTCATGCTGTGGCTTGACTTTGAAACCCGCAGCGAGTGTGACCTACCCGCTCGCGGCCCGTACAACTACGCTCGTCACCCGTCGACGCAGGTGCTCTGCATGGCCTATGCGGTCGACGACGGTGACGTAGAGTTATGGACGCCCGATCAGCCGTTTCCTCGTGAGATCCTGACGCATCAGATCCGCGCACATAACGCGGCGTTCGAGCGGCTGATTCTTTGGTACGTCCTCTGCCCCGACCTTGACCTGCCAGAGCCTGCGCTTGAGCAGTTCTACTGCACCGCTGCGCAAGCGCGGTCGAACTGCGCGCCTGGTAGCCTTGAGGATGTCGGGCGGTTCGCGGGCGCCAGCATGAAGAAAGACCACAAGGGCGCTGCGCTTGTGCGGAAGTGCTGCTTGCCACCGTTCAAGCATACCGCTGACGACTTGGCCGCGCTCTTCGAGTATTGCAAGCAGGACGTGCGCGCCATGCGCGCGATCAGTAAGAGTCTGCGCGACCTGTCGCCTGAAGAGCTGGCCGACTACCATGTCAACGAGCGCATCAACGACCGGGGCGTCAAGGTGGACGTTGAGCTGTGCCTCGCCGCTATGCGCTACAGCGAGGCCGAGCGGGTCGAGATCGAGGCGCGCGTAGTGGAACTGACCGAGGGCGCGGTGACGTCCGTGCGATCGCCTAAGATGCGCCAGTGGGTGCTGGAGCGGCTGGGTCCGGAGGCCCGCAAGCTCGCGCGCTCGAAAGACAAAGACTCGATTGACAAGACCGTGCGAGCGAACCTGCTTGCGATGGAGAATCCCGATGAGGTACCGCCCGCTGTTGCCGAGGTCATCCAATGCGCAGACGACCTCTGGGCGTCGAGCACTGCGAAGTTTGGCCGCCTCGCGGCGCTGGCTGATGATGAAGATCAGCGCGTACGAGGCGCATTTGTTTTTGCTGGAGGCGCAGCGACAGGCCGCGCTGCGTCATATGGAGCGCAGGTCCACAACTTCCCACGAAAATCTGCCAAGGAGCCCGTTGAACTTCGACACGCCCTCGTTCGAGGCCACGCTGTCGTGCCTCGGTTCGGAAAGCGGGTCACTGACGCCCTGAAGTCAATGCTGCGCCCGGCACTCGTCGCTGATCACTCGTTTGTGGTCGCTGACTGGTCGGCCATCGAGGGCCGGGTCAACCCGTGGCTGTGCGGCGCTGAAGCAAAGCTCGACATCTTCCGTCAGCGCCTTGACCCGTACAAGGTCAATGCGGCGGCCACCTATGGCGTGCGGTATGAAGACGTCACCGACGAGCAGAGACAGGTCGGGAAAGTGCAGGAGCTGGCGCTCGGGTTCGGCGGCAGCACCGGCGCGTTCGCTGCGATGGGCCGGGGCTATGGCGTGCGGTTTGAAGAAGCGCAAGCGCGTCGGATCGTCGACGCCTGGCGCCGTGCGAACCCGTGGGCGGTGATGTTCTGGCAAGACCTTGAGCGCGCGTACATGAGCGCGATGCGTCATCCGGGCCATGAGTTCAACGCCGGTCGCGTGACGTATTTCTATGACAAACAGCACCTCTGGTACATGCTGCCCAGCGGGCGCGTGCTCTGCTACCCGTTTGCCAAGTTCGAGGGCGAGCATTTGACTTATGCGAAGGCAAGCTGGAAGCCTGCGGCTGATGCGACCGAGTGGCCGCGAGCGCGTCTATGGGGCGGGCTCGCCTGCGAGAATGTGACGCAGGCAAGTGCTCACGACATCCTGCGTGCTGCACTGCGGCAGTGTGACGGCGTGGTGGCGCACGTGCATGACGAGATCGTTATCGAGACGGCTGAACCTGAACGGGTGCGGGCCGAGCTTGAGCGTATCATGGTGACCCCGCCCGACTGGGCGGTGGGGCTGCCGCTCGCCGTTGAGGCCAAGGTTATGACTCGATATGGAAAGGGGTGATGTGATGTTGTTATGGGCTTCCGTGCCGGGCTATGAAGGGTTTTATGAAGTCAGCAATTACGGTGACGTTCGTTCGTTGACGCGGAGCGTGCCGTACGGTCGACATAAAGGAATGGTCTACAAGGGGAGGGACATCAAGCAGTTTGTGGCTGCAAAGTATTTATGCGTCAAGCTTGCAAAAGCCGGCGTCACAAAAACGGCATATGTCCACGAGCTGGTGTTGTTGGCGTTTGTAGGTGAAAGACCGAATCTGGGTCAGCGTTGCGAAATTCGCCACTTAGACGGCAACAAAATGAATAACAAACTGGAGAACTTGAAGTACGGAACTATCAAAGAAAACGCTGAGGATCGTAAATTGCACAAGCTTGGGCTTGTGGCCAATTCGTAAATAAAAACGCCCGCTGGCAGGCGGGCGTGAACCACAGGAGAAAGCGTTGAACTTCGTTGATTTTATCATCAGTCTGGCGCCCGAGGGCGAGACAGCGTTATTTGTGCGCCAGAAGCCACGCCGTGACGCGAACGGCGAATTGCAGTACCACGCTGACGGCGCGCTCAAGGCGTCATGGCCGGCATCGCTGCCGGACCTGTCGCGGGTGCGTGAGGGTGCCTGGTACGGCAACACCGGCAGCTTTGTCATCGATCGGTTCGAGCAGGGTCGACCGTCTGCGAGCGCGGCCAATGTCGACTATGTGCTGGTGATGGTGCTGGACGACGTGGGCGAGCCCACCAAGGCGCCGCGCACCTCGCCCGTGCCGCCGACCTGGGTCATGGAGACGAGCGCGGGCAGCTTCCAGTGGGGCTATGCCTTCGACCCCGAGGATCAGCCCACCAAAGCGGCGTACAGCGCCGGCATCCGCGCGATTGCCGAGGCCGGCTACAGTGACCCTGGCGCGATCAATCCGGTCCGCAACTTCCGCCTACCGGGTAGCGTCAACCTGAAGCCGGACAAGGGCGGCTTTCAAGCGCGTCTGGTCGAGTTCTACCCCGAGCGCGTCTACCGCCTGCTGGACCTTTGCGCCGCTTTGGGTGTCGACCCCGGCCCGGACGATAGCGCGGGCGTGCGGCCCGTGCGCCTGTCTGACGATGGGGCTGATGACGTGTTGGCGTGGCTCTCTGAACAGGGTTTGGTGCTGTCGCGCCCGAACCCCGAGGGCTGGGCTGGGGTCGTCTGCCCTAACAGCGCCGACCACAGCGATGGCAACCCCGAGGGCCGGTATCTGGGCCTGACGCGCGCGTATTGTTGTTATCACGGCCATTGTGGCGACTGGGACAGCGCGCGATTTCTTGAATGGGTCGCAGAACAAGGCGGGCCGAAGCATACGCCGGGCTTGCGGGACGAGCTTCTGACGCAGCGCATGTCCGAGGTCATGTCGCGCCTGACGCCGACCGAGGATTACCCGGATGCTGCGGCTGCGGTCGTGGCCGAGGTCGAGCGCCGCGAGGCCGGACGGTTAGAGAAGGCGGAATGGTTTGAACGGTATGCCTATGTCGCGGACGGGGACTGCTATTTCGACCTGACCGAGCGCCGAGAGTTGACTAGGCAAACATTCAACGCGCTCTACCGGCATGTGACGTGCTGGTCGGTGCATGCCACGGGCGCAAAGAAGCGCCGGGTTGAGGCGTCGATATCGTTTGACGAGAACCGGCAGAAGATGGGCGCTCGGGTGCTTGAGGGGCTGACCTATGCTGCGGGCGAGACGATCGTTTGCGCCCGTGACGGGCTTGCATTCGGGAACCGCTGGCGTGACGCGCGCCCCGAGGGCCGGTCTGGTGACGTATCGCCGTGGCTCGCGCACGTCGAGCGCCTGGTTCCTGACGCGAAAGAACGTGAGCACTTACTAACTGTGCTGGCCTTTAAGGTTCAGCATCCTAAGGTCAAGGTCAATCACGGCATTCTGTTTGCGGGCGTGCCGGGTTGCGGAAAGGATAGTCTTTTTGCGCCGTTTTTGTACGCGATTGGCGGGCGTGACCTTGGGAACGTGGCGCTGGTGCGGAACGAGGAAGTGACGTCATCGTGGGGTTACGCGCTTGAGTCTGAAGTGCTGGTGGTCAACGAATTGCGTCAGGCCGAGGCGAAAGACCGCCGCGCGCTTGAGAATCAATTGAAGCCGCTACTGGCCGCGCCGCCCGAGGTGCTGCCCGTCAATCGCAAGTATTTGGCGCCCTACATGAGCGCGAACCGCTTGCTGGTGGTGGCGTTCTCGAATGAGCGCATCCCGATCGCGTTGCCTAGTGACGATCGGCGCTGGTTTGTCATTTGGACGTCGGCGCCCCGTATGACCGAGGCGGAATCGTCGGCGCTTTGGGCGTGGTATATGGCCGGCGGGCGTGAGGCCGTGGCCGGGTGGCTGCGCGCCCGTGATGTCTCGGCGTTCGAACCTGGCGCGACACCCATGGTCACCGAAGCCAAGCGGATGATGACCGAGGCGGGCATGTCACCCGTGGAATCCTACCTTTTGGAATTGATTAGGGGCCGCATAGGCGAGTTTTCCTCGGGCGTGGTGTCTGCACCCTGGCAAGAACTTTGCGGGCGCCTGAGCGCCCTTGCGCCGTCTGGCGCGAGGGTGCCCGTGAGCGCGTTATTCCACGCGCTGGCCGAGGCCGGATGGTTGGATTGTGGGATGTGTCACTCGCGCGAGCATCCCACGAAACGTCATCTGTACTGTGCGCCGGATTTGGCCGAGCTGGGCAAGGCGGAACTGAGGCGCTTGTCGGAGCGCCCGCCGGGCGGTGGCGCTTTGCGCGCCGTCAAATAAAAAAGGGCGCCTTCGGGCGCCCTTGTTGTTTATGGGAAGGGTTAGAGTCTGAGCGCGACGGCCAGCACCGCGACTAGCAGACCGACTAGAATCGCTGCGATCATAGGTCAATACGCGAGGATTGGTGCACGCTTGGCGCGATCAAACACCCATGTGAAATAGTGCTCATATGGGACGTTTGAGCGCAACCCTTCGCCCGTCACCAATTGCACGCCAGGCGGCACTGGCGCGCTGTCGCGCACCAAAAACAATCGTCCAGATTTGCCCGGTTCGCCGTGGCGACAGTACAGATACAAAGGTTCGATAGTGCCGTCATTTGCGAGCATGCGCATCAATGCTTTGCCTTGTTCAGCGCATTCCGCGACAAGGGTTTGATATTCAGTATTCATGCTGATAATCCGAAAAAGAGTACAAGGCCGAGCGCGATGCCGGCGGCGATGAAAATGGCCCATTCGATGAGATTTGATGGCATGGTTTAGGCTCCAACGGTTTGCCGAGCGAGCGCCCACGCTTCACGCTCAGTGATTTGACGCATGGCGAGCGCGCGTAGGATGTCGCTCGGCAAAGTTGAAAGATCGGGCATGGGCGCCCCGTCCGGATATCGGCACTTATGCCGATCAAAACCGATTGACGTGCGGGCGGCATATAAACAACGAACACACTGATGACGCATGGTCAAGCTCCTACGTGTTTGACGGTGGCGCCGCGGCCATGAGCGCGGCGAAGGGCGCGCATGCGATCGGCAACCAATTTGCGGATTGCCAGCGAGCGCGCGGTACGGTGCGCAGGCAACACGCGAAAGTGCAATAGCGGGCTATCGCCGATAGTCGCATGCGCAGCGAGCGGGTCAAGACCGACTAGGCGCGACAGTTCGCGCGCCGTGGTGACATGCACCCGATAAACGGGGCGATTGAGCCATTCTTCGAAGGTCATCACTTGCTCTCCTGCATAGCGTGAATACGCGCGACGATACCTTCCAATTCGCAATCGTAGGCGGTGAAAACAATCCCGCCGCCGAATGATTTATTGTGAAACTTGCGCCCGCCCAGCTTGTTCGCCCATTTCACCGCGCGAGCGTACCGCTCTGATATTGTCATGTTGACGCGCGCATGGAATCGAGTGTTGAAGGTTTCAAGGTCTGTAAAGTGACAGACATGGCGCGGATTACCATTGACGTCATTCTTGACGCGGGTCCATTCGATTTGATGCTCTTGCATAATGTATCTCCAAAAGAGGCGCGCCCGTAGGCGCGCGGTTGATGGTTAGGCGAATAAATCTACTGACCAACGGTAGTCGCGAGCGCCGGTTGTGTCGTATGCATACTCCCCGGCAACTTTCTGGACGGCCTCCCAAGCGGTATCCGCCCAAGCGTACCCCCAGAAAATTCCATCGAAAAATACGTTATAGGTGTTCATTGTGTCGACTCCAGGTTAGCGCGCTGCGGTGCGCAGCGCATGGACAGCATCTTGTCACAGATTTTGTAGCAGTGTCAAGCGGTGCTCTAAAGTTTGTATCGTTTTTCACTACCCCACGCAAATTGTGTGGCGGGGCGCGACGCAACGTGTTGCAGGGTGAGCTGGGGTGAGGCGCGGGGCGCTGCGGATTGTAGACGTGCCCCTCGAGCGGGGTGCTGTGGGGTATTGGATATTAGATATAAAGTGTTATTTGTTATACTGTATATATATACAGTAGTGTAAATTATAGGGACTTTTTTTAGGGGGGTGCCCCAACTACCCCAACTACCCCACAACACCGGCGCCCGCAGCCCCACGCCCGCAGCCGGGTGCTGTGGGGTACCCCACGCAAAACGTAAAACCAATCAGGCATTGGGCTGCCCCACACTGCCCACACTTCCAACACCAGGCAGCACCAGGCGAGCGCCCTTCGATCCGTGGGGTGCTACCCCACGCCACCCCACGCACCCAAGGCAGCGTGACGTGATAACGTAACATCCGTGTGACGTGATAACGTAACGCTGGCAGCTTGGGGTCGCGTGGCGGAGAGCCCCCGGTGAGGGCCGGCGACCGGACCGGTCAAAAACGGAGGGGTTGCACAAATTTTTTTGCAAAATGCTATAATTACTTGCAACACTATTTGCAGCACACCATCTGGCCATGACCTTCCAATCCTTGCCGCTCACCGCGCGCAAACTAGAGGCGACCGAGGCGCGTTTGCAGCGCATCTACGAGGCTGCCAAGTTGGGTCTAAAGGGTGACTCGCTGGCGTTGAAGGCTGGCATGCTGCCGACCGAGTATCGGCGTCTGTGCGAGATGGACCCCATCGCCGAGATGGCAGAACAGAAGGGACGCGCTGACGCAGAAGGGGCGCTTGCGGCTGTGATGATGGACGCAGCTATGTCAGGCGACACCAAAGCGGCGCTAGAGATTCTTCGTCACCGACACGATTGGGTGGCTAAGCAACAAGTGCAGATCGACGTAGCGCAGCAGATCAGCGTAATATCCGCGCTTGAGAAAGCAGAGCAGCGCGTCATTGACGTGCAGGTAACAGAGCGACTGGAGCCAACACTTGCAGCAGCCGATCTACAACGCCTCTGATGAAATGCTCTTGATGACGCGGCTCTGGCAGCCGCGCATCAAAGACGATCCGGAAGCGTTTGTAAACTTTGCGTTCCCGTGGGGGCAGCACGGCACGCCACTGGCCAACTACAAAGGCCCGCGCAAGTGGCAGCGCCAGGTGTTGCGGAAGATCACGCAGCACATCAAAGACAACAGTGGGCGGGTTGATTACAACGTCTTGCGGTCTGCGGTAGCGTCAGGCCGGGGGATCGGTAAGTCTGCGCTAGTCAGTTGGCTTGTGCTGTGGATGCTCTCCACGCGCATAGGATCCACGACGATCGTGTCGGCCAACAGTGAGGCGCAGCTTCGCAGTATCACCTGGTCAGAAATCACCAAGTGGCTGGCGATGATGATCAACAGCCATTGGTTTGAGATCAGCGCAACCAAGGTCGCGCCAGCTAAGTGGCTGGCGGAGATCGTCGAGCGGGACTTGAAGAAAGGCACGCGCTTCTGGTCAATCGAGGGACGCCTGTGGTCGGAAGAGAACCCGGACGCTTACGCCGGTCTGCACAACCTGGACGGCGTGTGTTTGATCTTCGATGAGGCGTCAGGTATTCCAGACTCAATCTGGCAGGTGGCCGCTGGTTTCTTCACAGAAAACACGCCGCACAGGTTCTGGTTTGCCTTTTCCAACCCGCGCCGCAACCAAGGCTACTTCTTCGAGTGCTTCAACTCCAAGCGCGACTTTTGGTCGACCGAAAACATCGACGCCCGTGATGTCGAAGACACCGACAAACAGGTCTACGAACAAATCATCGCGGAGTACGGCGAAGACTCGATACAGGCCAAGGTCGAGGTGTACGGCGAATTCCCCAGCGCGGGCGACGATCAGTTCATTGGACCCGCGCTGGTCGATCAGGCGTTTGGCCGACCCAAGCACAAAGACGAAACAGCGCCAATTGTGATCGGCATCGACCCAGCCAGATCGGGCGGTGACTCGACGGTCATCGCGGTGCGCCAAGGGCGTGACATCATCGCAATCAAGCGGTACCGGGGCGATGATACGATGACGACTGTGGGGCACGTCATCGACGCGATCGAGGAGTACAAGCCGACGCTGACGGTGATTGACGAGGGTGGGCTGGGGTACGGCATACTTGACCGGCTGGTCGAACAGCGGTATAAGGTGCGTGGGGTCAACTTTGGCTGGAAAGCCAAGAACCAAGTGATGTGGGGTAACAAGCGCGCTGAGCTGTGGGGTGCGCTGCGGGACTGGTTAAAAACCGCGTCGATCGCGCCAGACAGGCAACTGAAGGCGGATCTGACCGGGCCGAAGACCAAACCCGACTCAAGCGGTACGATCTTCTTGGAGAGCAAGAAGGATATGAAAGCCAGGGGTCTAGCTTCTCCTGACGCCGCCGATGCGATCGCGGTGACGTTCGCATTTCCAGTCGCCTCCCGCGAACCCCGCGCAGCCATGCCCCGTCGCCACTACAGCGACCGCACCGCAGGCGCAACCGGCTGGATGGGCGCATGACCAAGAAGTCTGTCAGCCTGTCAGTGGGACGCGGCGAGAAGCTGCCGACCAAACAAGGCGCGGGGCTGACGGCCAAGGGGCGTGAAAAATACAATCGCGCGACCGGCAGCAATTTAAAAGCGCCCGCGCCTAGCCCCAAGACAGAAGCAGACAAGGGGCGCAAGGCTAGCTTCTGCGCACGCATGGGTGGAGTAGCCGCCAAGGCCAAAGATGGCGAACGCGCCAAAGCGGCGCTCAAACGATGGAAGTGCTGATATGAAACCAGGTCTTTACAGTAACATCGCAGCCAAACGTGAGCGCATCAAAGCCGGATCGGGCGAGAAGATGAGAAAACCCGGCGCACCGGGCGCACCCACCGCCAAAGCGTTCAAAGAAAGCGCTAAAACAGCCAAGAAGAAATAGCCATGCCACTCGTCAAGTCGCCCAGCAAAGCCGCCTTCCGCAAGAACGTAGCGGCTGAAGTCAAGGCCGGAAAGCCTGTTAAACAGGCTGTGGCCATTGCGTACTCCACCAAACGGCAAGCCGCCAAGAAGAAATAATGGCCTACGACCCGACAGGCATCATTGGCGCGGCAGAAGTCTCGGATGTAGGTGGCGCGCCGGACAAGGACACTGCGCATAAGCTGTCGCAGATGCGCAGTCGCTTCAAGATGGCGGTGGCCGCGTACAGCGACACGCGAGAAGATCAGTTGGACGACCTGCGGTTTATGGCAGGCTCGTCCGACAACCACTATCAGTGGCCGGCGGATGTGCTGTCTGTACGAG